CTTGTTATTTGAGTTTGTATATTCTCTTTAATGTTATTTAATAGTTCTTGTACTGATGTCTTAAACTCGGCTATTCTAATGTTTTGCAATTCTATTTTATCGTCTATTTTTTTTTCTAAAAGTTCCAGCCTCTCAACATTCATTGACGGCATTGAACTACTATTATCCGGCATTTCGTCATTCTTAACAGAAACAAGGCTCTCCAGTCTATCATCTACAAATTTGGTTAAAAATTCGTCGCTTGTAAATTCTGTAACTAATGTGTCAAGCTCTTTTAGTTTAACATCGTGAATTTGTAATATTTGTAAAGGTGTCAATGTTTGAGTTGGCTCTCGCGGAGCTTCTTTTTGAACCTGTTTATTAGCACTCGTGCTTTGAGCAACATTTTGCGTTATAGGTGGTTCGGGTGCTGTGCGCCTTCTTCGCGCGGATGCTAAAGCGGATGTTGACATATTTACAATATACTAATGCTTATTTTTTAAACCATATTATTAATAAATAATATAATTTTATTTGTTATATTATTTGTTATATTATTTGTTATATTATTTACAATTACTCTAATTTATGGTACCATAATATATTTGATAGGCTCATGATGCTTATAGTTAGTAACTACAAAATCAGTTTCTACATAATCTTCAATATTCAAGCGTTTATTTATAATTTCCAAGGTTGGAAATTCATAAGGTTCTCGTTGTAACTGTATTTTAATATTATCAATATGTTCCTCATAAATATGGCAGTTACCTTTATAATACAAAAATTCATAAGGCTCAAGATCACAATGCTTTGCTAATAAATGCGTTAAAAAGCAATATGAGGCAATATTGAAACAAGTCCCACAAGCTTCGTCGTTAGAACGTTGATACATAGCACAACTTAATTTATTATTATTTGTTACATTGAATTGCATTAAAATATGGCACGGGGGTAATGCCATAATATCAAGTTGACAAGGGTTCCAAGCAGTAATAATCATCCTTCTGGAGTTTCGTTTTTCAGGATCTTTTAAGCACTCAATAACTTCTTTAAGCTGGTCAATACCTTTATTGCTATAATCGCTACTACAATCTGTATATTTCGCATTGTAATGACGCCATTGAAATCCGTATATTGGACCTAAATCGTCTTCCATAAACTTATTTAGTCCACGCCCATCTAAAAACTTGCGTGATCCATTTTCATCCCATATATGAACATTTTTCTCTTTTAGATGCTTATTGTTGGTATCTCCTTTAATAAACCACAATAATTCTCGTAAACAAGTCTTCCAAGCGACTTTTTTTGTAGTCATAATTGGAATTTTATTATGCTCTAAAGAAAAATGCATTGTTGAACCAAATATAGATAAAGTGCTTCCGTTTCTACCTTCTTGATTACTATTAGTACTCAGTATATCATCTAATAAATTTAAATATTGATTTTCCTCATTATATTTGTTATTTCTATACTTATTTGCCTCGCAACACCGTCTCAACATTATAATTTATTTTAATATATTATACTATATTAAGATATATTTAAATAATATTTATTTATTAATAAGTTTATTTGTTATTTTATTGATTAGTTCAGCTTTTTCATTTTTTATAGTTTCAAAGTAATATACTAATCCGGTGTATGTTAATGTCATAGAAAAGAGAGATACTTTATATTCCTCATTTGATAATTCTAAAGATTTTGTATATACTTTAAATATGTCATTAACATATACGTTCATATATGTATAAGCAATAAATAATATGAGCGAAATTAGTAAGGCATTATTAGATTTTTTGGAAGTTTTAATATATTTTTTTGCGTATAAAAATGCGATTATTGGGAATATTAAATGAGCTATACAACTGATTAGAGCGTAAAAAAAAGCTGCATTCTCTCCGTTTAAATTTATATATTTCTTACAAAAATCTAATATATAAGGAGAATACATTTTATAATGTTTTTCCCTTGATATTATATTGAATTTTTTTATAAGTACCAACGATGCTATTAATAATATTGATATAACTATACCAAAGCAAAAATATATTACAAAATCATAGATATTATCATCAAACCAATTTATATATATTAATGATATGAGTAAGATACTAACTACTTGCATACATATTAATTTGTGAGCATCTATAATCATTTGAAAATATGAATAGTCATCTTGTATTTCTATTTTGGTTTTGTTGGGTTCTTCTTCTTTAGTATTAGTGGCTTCTTTAAGTTCTTTTTCTTTAATATTTGTGGCTTCTTTAAGTTCTTTTTCTTTAATATTTGTGGCTTCTTTAAGTTCTTTTTCTTTAAGTTCTGTTTCTTTAAGTTCTGTTTCTTTAAGTTCTGTTTCTTTAAGTTCTGTTTCTTTAAGTTCTGTTTCTTTAAGTTCTGTTTCTTTAAGTTCTTCTTCTTTAATATTAGTGGGTTCTTCTTCTTTAGCTTTCATTTTAATATTTATTATAATATATTAAATATATTAAACATTCATAGTTTTAACTATTTTCACATTATTATTATAATAAAATATGAGACCTATTAAAAATACTAATATTATTATAGAAATATAATTTGTAAATATAAAATATAGTAAAAACCAGCTACTAATGCTTTTGTCTAATCTTAATAGTGTTATAAAAAAATTACAAAAATATAGGAGAAAAATATTAGTAAACCATGAATCTTTATTTTCTGTTTTAGGAAATAACTGAATAATTAGTGGATATTTATAAGTAAATTTTTTTGTTAAAGCACCTATATATGTAATATCTATATGCCCTTTATTAAAATGAGATGAGCTAATGTCTTCAATTAATTTACTTCTTGAATCGCGTGAATATATAATTGCTTGAGCAGCACCGAAAAAATAAGGGTCTATATTCAAAAAATCACCATTATAATTCGAAAATAGTCCAAATGAACCAAATGTTAAAATATCGAAATTTGTTGTGGCAATAAAGTTATCGATTTTATCATAAATTAATGGGTCTTTATTTATAACTAATGCATCATCCTCTAAAATAATTACATTATTATATTCTTTTAAATACTCAAAAGCAGTATAATAAGCATGAACTATGTCGTATTTTGGTTCTGTAATTGTTGGAGGCTTAGCGCTTTTCCTAAATCCCTTATTGTATTGAATTATTGTTTTTTTAGCAAGACTTAATAAAAATATGTCTTCGTCGAACCTATTGTTGTCTTCCATTGCTAATATAAGAACAATATCGACATTAATAAGAATAGGTGTTTTTGTATTATTTAATGTTTTGTATGAGTAAGACGTCATAATAGTTAATCAATAAATATAATTTGTATTTAAATAAATAACACAATAAGTTATAATGTTATTTAGAAATAATAATATGTTTAATATTATTTAAACTATTTTAAATAACATTATTTAGAAATAATATAAATTTTTTTAATTTATATATATAATAATATTTATGGATTCTTTTAACAGTGAAAATACTATAGGTGGAGGAAGCAATAGACTAAGTCCTTCTGGATTCTTCTATTATGTTTTTAACTTTGATAGCGATAATAAAGCTATTTTATTAAATATGTTACAATATTTAATTATTGCTTTAATCCCTGTTATTGTGCTATTAAAATTTGTAAAAGAATATATTCCTGAAGACAATGATAAAAAAGATAACTTAGAATTATTATTCGAAATAATTCTTCAATTAGGTATATTATTTATTGCAATATTCTTTATTGATAAAATAACTCGCTATTTTCCGACATACAGCAAGGTGCCTTATTCTAAATTTAATGAAATTAGTTTCATTATTCCCACGTTAATTTTAATTATAACTATGCAAACAAAATTAGGGGCCAAAATCAATATTCTATATAGTAGAGTAATGGAATTTTGGAACGGTAAAAGTCCACTTGTAGGAACAAGCAACCACGGCAATGCTAAAATAAACCAAACCATTGCTACGCCAGGAGTTCATCAAGTCAGTAGGGCCGATACACTGGATAATACTTTAATGGCTCCAAGAGCTAATCAATTACCCGCTCAAAACAATATTTCTATGATTGATGCACTTCCAAATATGATGAATAATGGAGGTGGAGTTAATTATCAAGGACAGGCTATGCAAAATGCATTTATGGAGTCTATGGAACCTATGGCTGCTAATGGTGCTTTAGGAGGATCATTTGGATCTTCGTTTTAATTCTAAAATTTTTACTTTTTTGTATTATAAAAATTTTAGATTTAAGTAATGTTATTTAATTAGTTATTTTTGAGGGTGTTATTGGTGTTGGTGCAGCTTTTAGTGCTGGTGCTGCTGGTGCTGCTGGTGCTGCTGGTGCTGCTGGATTAAATTGTTTCTCTGCTGCTTTTATAACGGATCCTAATCCTAAAGTTTTAATACTATCTCCTTGTTTTTGTGTAACATCATTTACTTTGTTGCTTAATCTTTTGCTTAAACCAGTGCCTAATTTTTGGAGTGAACTGTTGCTAAAATTATTATTTAAAGCTGGACCAATACTTTTATCTATTTGATCTCTTACTTCTCCAAATTGTTGTTTGGATCCTTGACCAGAATTAGTTAACATACTTGTAATACCATTAGAAGCCATATTAGCAAGCTTTTGATTGTCTGAACTTTGATTGCCCATAAAAGAAGACATAACTCCTTGTAGTTGATTACCCATATTAGGCTGCTCTTGATTGCCCATAAAAGAAGACACTGCTCCTTGTAGTTGATTACCCATATTAGGCTGCTCTTGATTCCCCATAAAAGAAGACATAACTCCTTGTGGTTGATTACCCATATTAGGCTGCTGTTGATTGCCCATAAAAGAAGGCATAGCTCCTTGCTGTTGATTTCCCATAAAAGAAGACATAGCTCCTTGCGGTTGATTACCCATATTAGTCTGCATTAGTGGCATTTGAAAGCCGGGCATAGCGGGCATATTAGATATCTTATCCCCCATTATTCCGTTAAATTTAGTCTGCATGTCTGAAAACTTTCCTGCCATATTACCTGCCATACCAGCCTTATCGCCCATTATTCCGTTAAATTTAGTCTGCATGTCTGAAAACATTCCTGCTTTTGTTCCCGTTTTATTACCTATTACAGACCCATTACAACTATCGGTGGTGCAATTATTTTCACTTATTAAATTAGTAATTCTAACTGTTAAATTTTTTAATGCTAAACCAATAGCAAAATCTATTTTCTTAGCTGCAGTCATCCATGGATGTGGAACCTGAAGAACTATAATAAATATTAGCAATAAACATACAATGATTCCTGTTATATAGTTATATACTTTTTCCATAAAAATCTGGTTGGGAGTTTCTTGTTTAGCTGTGAGAGGATTACAATCTACAGGTGGAGGTTCTATTTTTTTATTCAATATACTAATAAAAAATATTAACTTATCTGAACCAATATCTTCAACTATTAATGTTATTAATCGCAATAATATATAAATTATAATAAATTTTATAATTATTGCTGCGTAACTCTTAAGTTTTTCAATAATATTGCATAAACCAGGAATTTTGAGTAATATCCATTTAATTGGACGTATTAGTAATATAACCATAATCAATACACATATGCCCAATACAAATAAAAGCGATGACTCCACAATTTTGGCAAAACTCATTAAATTTGTATTATTTTGTCCGCACGCCATTTTATAAAATGCTTTTGATATTACACAACCTATTACAATTACAGCAATTGGCCATAATATGTATAAGGATCCTATTAATTGTTTAAATATTTGAATAATGTCTAATTCGTCTTTAATTCGGGGTAAATAATCAATCAATAAATAAAATATTAAATAAATACTTGTAACTACAAAAAATAAAGAATATATTACTTGTGTTGGCTTTTTTTCAAACGAAATCGGTAAATCTGGTAAGTCAATATAACCGCCCGATATCCATTTAAAAAATGATTGTATTTTTACCCATAGTAAAAAAATTATTAAAAATATTACAATTAGACCAGTAAATATACCCGGAAATACATTTGTCGCATGTAAAGGCTTATTATAAGTTACTTTATTGTTATTTAATTTAAATTTTCCAGAACCCTTTCCTAGCATTTCAAAAAGCTTTGTTTTTAATTTAGTAAAAAGATCCATAATCCATGTTGTTGCCTTATATAATTTTCTTAATAATACTGCAATTGCTAGACTAAATCGCTTTAATAAATTTTGCTTATTAAATTTTTCATCTTTCATAGTAGCTTTTGCGTCCATAGTAGCTTTTGCGTCCATATCGGCTTTTACATTAGTTCCTTGTGCTTGTATGTTAGGTGCTTCATTTCTCGACAATTCCTCATAATTACCATCACTCATATTATATTAAACTAATATAAATGTATATTATTATTTGGTTGATTAATCATAATTAATATTTTCAAACTCTTTTAAATTTGTTTTTAAATTATTAGAAGCGCAAATTTTCTTAATTATTTTATCATCAATAGTTTTTAAATTAACAGAGCAAGTTTTTAATAAATAAGCAAAATAGTCTTGTTTTGCGTCATTTTCTTTAAAGTCGGGATTTTTTGCTATCCAATCTTGAATTAGCTTAAAATGTGCTTTATTTAAATTATGTAAAGCTCCTTTTATTTTTGTTTTATCGCTATCTTTTTCCCATAAATCGTTGTCTTTAATGTATAAAGTTTCGCGTTTTGGATCTGTACAATGTAGTGGTCTCTCAAAAAGCGACAGTTTACTTATTGTTTGTATAATAGCGTTACTTAGTCCTATTTCTAAACCTTTATTTTTTGTTAAATCCAGGTCTTCCAATGTTAATTTTATTTGTTTTATAAAATCATTCATATTTATTGCATTCTTACATTGCTCATTCAGAAAAACATTAATATTAAAATTCTGTTTTATATGTGTGGTATTATTTGTAATATTACCCATCTTTGGAACAAATTCTATTAGTTGCTTTTGTTGTTCTCCTAATTGTTTCTGTTGCTCCATTATTTGTTGCTGTTGAATGATTAGCAAGTTTTTTATATCGTTATTTTCAGTAAATAGCTTCATTATCATATTATTGTTAATATTCTGGTTCTGGTTCTGGTCAACAATATCTTTACAATCATTAACTTCCATGCTATTACTTATTTCTAAATTCACAAAAGTGCATTTTTTTCTATGAGTATACAAGCTCTGATTATGTTTATAAGTTTTACCACACTCACATATATAAGACTTTGTAGACATTTTTTCACTAATATTTATAAGTAGCTCGTTATTTTTATGTTTTAGTGTTTGTATATGTCTCCCATAATCCCCTTTTTTATACGTATTATAGTTACAAAAATTACATTCATATAAATAGACGCTTCTATGTTCCTTAGTATTCATCTATAATTATTATACAATTATTATATACTTATATAAAACCCTTAAATCCTTTTCGCTAAAAAAGCGCTTTTATAAGTATTTTAAAATAGCGTCTCAAAAAATTTCGTATAAATAAATATACAAGACCTGTTATGATAACATTTTTTCAAGCACGTAAAAAGTTGCGCTTTTTTGCGCGTTTTTTATAAGTATTTTATAAGTATTTTATAAGTGCAAAATACTTATAAAAAACGCGCCAAAGTTCAAAAAAAAAGGGTATAAAAGTTATGGTCTCGCCTTTTTATTCACTATTTTAAAATTTATAAATACATAATGGTGTAAAACCTAAAAATCACTCATTTTTTTCTAAAAAAACCTATAAAGGATCACTATATATAAAAATGGACATTTATAAATGTCCAAATCCTGAAAAAATTTTAGAAATATAAAATGGAAAAAAAGTGAATTTACGATTTATGGCTGTCCCTTTGCTGGGTTTCTTGACTTTGTTGATGTAAAATCCTTATGATATATGGTCTCAAAAATAAGGATGGTTGGTTGCGGTATTTTTTAAGAGAGATGTTTTGCATTGCTGAAAAAAACTAATAATAGGAAAAACAAAAAATATTTTGTATTATTAGTATTAGTATTATAGTATGTCTAAAATTAAAAAGTTTAGTGAATTGTTAGTTTTATATTCTATAAATATCAGCTTTATATTGTATATAATAGTTTTGTTAGGCGTTGGTGGCTTTGCGCCGCAATACTTGGAGATTCTTAATACATTTTTGCGTATATATATAGGTTGTTTGCTTGTTATAACTTATAATCCTTTTACATATACAAATAGGCAATTTGGTGAATTTGATAGACAGTTGGTATTTTCATCGGGCATATTTCTATTATTATCAACCACAATCGTTAGTTCAATACATGAGTATTTGCGAAGCAGAACTCAACAGCTTGTGGGAACTGGTATAAAATCGGTATATAAACTCGGCATATAATTTATATAAAAACAATATAAAAAGCATTTAATAAGCTAATAATTGCCTGTATAAATTATATATACTAAAAATATTCCAAAGAAATTTTTGGAAAATAGATCTAAGAAATTGAATAGTATATTCTTAGTATAATATGGTAATAATGCAGCGACACCATATAACGACCAGAAAATGAAGAAATATATAAATATATAATATCCTGTTGTGCTTTTAGCTACATAATTTTTATAAATCATATAATAATAAATTATAAACGGTACAAAACCTAATAATACGCTATAAAAAACGGAGAGCATATTTATTTCTCCAAGGAAACCAAATAGCAACATAGCCCAATTTAGAAACAATATTGGAACAATTATTTGATAATTATTTTTCATTATAGAAGACAAATTTAAATTGTTTGTGCTGCCTTTTATTTTTGCCTCTAAAAATATTAAATATGAAATTAATGTTATAAGCATAGTGGGTGTTGTAACTGACCAATCAATATATCTCACTGGTGTTATATTTTTAATCATATTAAAATTACCAACTAACCAAATATAAAATAATCCTTCAATTACTTGAACAAACAATTCTAAGTAAAACAATTCTTTTATTAATATATATTCGCTCGGTATTTTTTTTATAGTTACAAGTAAACCAATGAGCAAAGTTATAAGTTGAATATATATTGATATAATTATTGTATCATTAAGAAATTTTTTCATATTCAATTTATATAATTTATATATTATAAAAATTATAAAAATTATAAAAATTATAAAAATTATATAATATATTATAATTATGAATTTAACTAAAACAGACTATATTAAAATTTTGGATTATTACAACGTTGTGCCTAAAAAAACAACTTACAGCTATGTTAAGAAATTAGCTGAGGACATAATCGCTAAAAAACTATGCAGCTGTATTAAAAAGGTTCCAAACGCAAATAATCCAGAAAGTCGGGCAATTGGTATATGTATTTATAGCGTTTTACAAAAAAAACATTTAAAAATAAACGGCTTTACGTGTAAGAAAAAAACGGCCCTTAAATCCAGCAAGAATAATAAGGACAAACTATTTAAAGATATTGCACATTTACTATTTAAAAACAAGACTACTAAAAAAGTAAGAAAATAATGGAACAATCAACTATTTATAATATGAATAGCGACAGCACATCTAAAACAGATGAAACTTATGACGGAATACCGTTTTTTAGAAAATATGGTCCTCCGCTCACTAAAAACCACGCATATTCAAATAAGGTTGAAAGAACCATTATTAAAATATTAATGGAAAATCCTCATCCGAATATAGTTAACTATTATGATATAACAAATGATCATATTACTATGGAACAATTATGCACTGAAAAATCGGCATCGTGTTATGTTGGGCTACATCCAATGAGCTATGACGATTTAATTGAAATACAAGAAGTAATGGCAAAAGTGAAAGATTTTTTACAAGGCTTAGGAATTATGTATGTAGATTGGAAGTTTGATAACTTGGCTAAATCAGTAGATGGAGTTTATAAATTATTTGATTTTGATGCTTCTGGATTAGTCGATTTAAATAGTCAACAATGGATACTTGAGCCACAACATTATTGGAATTATAATGAGGCGCTAAAAAATGGATGTATAACACCGAAGGAAATAGATGATTGGGGGTATAACTATAATATTATTGAAGACGGTTTTAAATTGGTTGAATAGCTAGTATGTAGAAAGAAAAAGAGAAAAGAGAAAATGCACAACACAACACAACACAACGCTACACAACACAGTACAAGTATATGCTATGGAAACTTACCATTCATAGCATCTACTTGCCACTTGGTCAATGGCTCCTTTGCTCCTGTTTGGTAATGTATCCATGTCGAAGGCGTTGGCTCCTCATTGAAAGTCACATATACTTGCTTGTCGCCGTCGCTAGTATAGTCCCCGTAGTGCCGTGATGCATTTGGATTTGACCCAACTAATACATACTTCACAAAGCACTCAGCACAATAATGATGCTTGACAGGATACTCTTTTCCATTGACAAACATGGTCGTGCATTGCATTGGCTTTTGAATGCGATGATAATAGCGTCTGTAACCATAATTCCATACATACTCACACACAGCTTCAGTATCGTAGTAGCAGTTTGCGTTCGCACAGTCACCCATCACATACTGGTTCTCAAAACGCTTGTCAACATAGCGCTCAGTAAGCACTCCGTACAACGTAGCCACCATCTGCCCCGCAATATAAAACTGGCTCACAGATTTGCTAAACAAAACGCAGGTCTCCTTGAAACTCACAAGATAGTCTTTGTTTCCAAGTCGGTCAACAATGAGTGCAATTAGGTCGCATGGCAAGTCGCAGATGTTGAGCTCGCAAATCTTGAACTCGCAAGCTTGGCACATCATCATTGCTCTTTTCGCTCTTTTCGCTTTTCTCTCTTTGCTTTTTGACCGGGCTATAAATAAATGACAAAAAAATTAAATCAATTTTTAAAAAGTATAACAAAATTTATAAAAATGTTGTTATAGCATTTAATCATTAGTTTGTGCTTTAGCTTTTTCCTCCTCTTCTTTTAAACGCAAATCTCGTTGTAAGCGATAGCGCGCCTGCTTTTCTTGTGTGCGCTTTTCTTGTTTTGCTCTCTGCCTTGCACTCCTGTCTTTTTTCACTTGTTGTTTGAAGCAGTCACAACAATAATGTGACATAACAGTAAATTGCTCTCCATTAACCAGCATTGTTATTATATTTAACGTAGGTGCTATAGTTGACGCCATATGGTCTTCATTAGGTTTATATATAAGTGTGTGAGCATGCCAAATATGTTTTATTGCGCTTTGTTTCTTCACACTACAGTTGGGGTTGATACATTCTTGACACTGCGTTGGAACAAATTTTTCAAAAAACTCCTGATACGGACGGTCGTGGTCAAGCGGATTTATATCAACCGAAAATGAAACTTGGTTACTTATTTTAGCACTTGTCATAGTTGTTTTTTTGGTACTATAAATAATTGATAAAAAAATCAATTTTTTTGTAGCACTAATAGCATTTAATGCTATTATAGAGGGCACTCTCTATAAGACGGCTCATAATAACTATTTAAAAGACGCACCTGTCTCTCAACTAATGGTCCATACCAATCTCTAGCACAATCATACCAACTAGAGGGTTGTGTTGTGTTAAAGGTTACAACTACTTGTTGTATTCCATAACAATAACTTCCGTAATGTTGCGCAACCTTTTTGTTGTTTCCTACTAGAACGTGTCTTTTAAAGCATTCACAACAATAAGGAGAGCGAAACCAGAATTTTTTCTTATTAATTACCATTAAATTTGTGTTTTGTGCATCTTGTTTTCCGTGTACATAACCAAGCCCATTGTGAGCCTCCCATATGTATACATACGCATTATGGGTTTCCTCTTTACAACGCTCATTTACACATCTTGCCATATACTTACGATGGGGATTATATTTCTGTAACTCATAAGGATTAAATCTGCTAAACAACACAGAAAACATCTCCTTTGCAACAGCAAATTTTGAAATTAACTTAGACAACGACTTACAAGTAATGTTTAGACCAATTGTGTATTCATAATTGCCGAGTTGTTTAATAATGAGTGAAATAATGTCGCTTGGTAACTCGCAAATGTTGCTTATATTCATCATTTTGAAGCTTTAATTATTTTGTTAATAGTGCAAAAAATAATATATAAAAAAAAAATCAATTTTTATTATAAGACTAACCAAGCATTTTAATTTGAAACTTGGTTAGTGGTTGCACAGTGCCTGTTCCATAATAAGATGTTGAAGATGGGTATGGCGCACTATTAAAAATCACGTGTACATTTTGTTGACGTCTGTCATAAGAAGTCCAATAGCGATGTGATGCATTCTTATTGTTACCTACCAAAACATATTTCTTGAAGCACTCGCAACAATAATGAGACCGAAAACTATATTCCTTTCCATTAATCCACACTGTTGTTTCATTCAATGCTGGTTGTCGTTCAGTGTGTTTGTATGTTTTTGAGCGAGCCTCCCATATGTGTAATACTGCCATTTCCGTTTCCTTGATACAGTTAGGATTTATACAGCATAAACGCTTGGTATAAACGAACTTCTCAAAAAACTCACGCAACCTCTCTCGAGCGACCGAAAATGAAACATGGTCGCTTGATAAAATGCTTGACATAGTTGTTTTTAGGAGTAAAAATAAATGTAAAAAAAAAATCAATTTTTTTATTACAACGCACTAGCCTCACTCACTACTAAGCATGCAAAGTTGTCGCTCACTCAACTTTTCATCGCGCTTTGTAATACTATTGTACCATGTAGAATGCACAGGCTCATAATGAAAGTACACTTCTACCGCTTGAACTCCAGGACAATAATACTCATAGTGTTGCTTAACATTCTTGTTGTTTCCAACCAAAACATGTTTCTTGAAGCACTCGCAACAATAATGAGACCTGAACCAATGCTTCACTCCGTTCACACGCATGATTGAAATGTTCAACGCCGCTTGCCGTTTATTGTGTTCGTATGTTAGTGAGTTAGCCTTCCATATATAAAACACAGGGCCTTCCGTCTCCTCTACACACTCAGGATTGATACAGTATTTGCGCTTGGTTGGAACAAACTTCTCAAAAAACTCCTGCAACCGCGCTTGTGCGACTGAAAACGAAACATGGTCGCTTGTCAAATCGCAGATGCTGCTTGTCATAGTGCTTGCTCTGTGATTGCTTTGCTCTTTGATTGCTTTTTCTGGAGGCTATAAATAAATGCTGAAAAAATGTAATCAATTTTAAAAAAGTATAACAACATTAATAGAAATAAAAAAAGTATTCAAATTTTTTTGTAGCACATACAACGCACAAGTTAGTCATATGCCAACATATATTCCTGAAGCTCACTAAGCACGTGATCCTCTCCTGTTTCACGATTATGCCACGTAGAAGGCCAAGGCTCATTATGAAAGTAGACTTCTACCTCTTGAACTCCGTCACAATAACCCCCATAGTGTTGCGAAGCATTCTTGTTGTTTCCCACCAAAACATGTTTCTTGAAGCACTCGCAACAATAATGACTCTGAACCCAATGTGGTTTTCCGTTTACTCGCATGGTTGTAATGTTCAATGCCTTCTGCCGTTCATTGTGTTCGTAAGCCAGTGAGCGATTCTCCCATATATATAACACAGCGCCTTCTGTTTCCTCTATACAGTTTGGATTGATACAGTAACTACGCTTGGTCGGAACAAACTTCTCAAAAAACTCAAGCAACCGCGCTTGTGCGACCGAAAACGAAACGTGGTCGGTTGTTAAATCGCAGATGTTGCTTGTCATAGTGCTCTTGTTCTTTGATTGCTCTTTGCTCCTGACTATAAATAAATGCAGAAAAAAAAGAAATCAATTTTAAAAAAGTATAGCAACATTTGCTATTTGTCTTTATATCCTTTTTTAAAATACTTAGTCTTCCTTTTCTTCTTCTTCTTCATTCAAGAGTTCTTCTTCCTTAATAATTTGAATAAGTTGTTTTACACTTAGCACAATACTTAAAGCTGTGCTATAAATAATAAGGAAACACATAATAACGGAAGTGATGTTAATTTTTCCATATTCAGAGTCGCTATTAGACACATTAAGACTTGTGTAGGCGCACGTTTGGACTTCCATATTTACTATAATAAGTTTGTTAAGAGAGAAAAAACAATCAATTTTTTTAATCATTATATATTGATTTAGTAATTAAAAAAGTTTTGAAACATTAAAGTATGTTTTTTAAGTATTTACTTATCCTTTAGGAAAAATATTTTATATATATATAAAATGCCAAACTTTTCTATAGACGAGGAGCAGCGTTATTTAGAATCGTTTTTAGAAATGTTAAAAACAAAGAATATTGCAGACATTAAAAAAACTATTGATCATAACGGCAATACGTGAGTCATCATAGAATTACCTGATAGTGATGATAGTAAGTATGAAGAGCCCCTATTTGCACAATGGGGTACGTTATTCGGTTATACTACAAAGTCTGGTGGTCATGAACGTTTTTATGAATCAATAAATAAGAAGTTAGCATTATCAGATTATGATATTGTCTTGATATCAAAATATGACAATCACCCCTTTTCAATAGAAATTAGATTGAAAGAGAAAGAGAAAGATATTGAAACAAAACAATCTAATACTGGAGGTAAAAAAAAACGATCTAAAAAAAGAATGAAATCTACAAAAAAGAAGAGACATATAAAAAAAAGGAGATATACAAAAAAAAGGAGATAAATATATATTTTGATTTTATTTATCCTTTAGTATAAAAATTAAAATATAATAAAATTAACTAATTATTCCAAATGTAAAGAATATGTTTTAAATGTGTAAATATTTAAATAGTATATTTAAATCATTACATAAATATATACTTACATCTTGCATAAGTTATATTTACTTCATCTATATAGTCATAATTGTGTTTAACACTTCTCAAGTCTCCAACTAAAACAAACTTTTTCAAGCATTCGCTACAATAATGTGTATTAAACTTATACTTTTTTTCATTAATTAAGGCTGTTGTATGTTTTAAGGCAAATTGCTTAATATGAACATAACTATCATAACCATTGCGATAATGTTTATCAAATACTGCCTTAGTATCATCAGCACAATTAATATTAATACAAAATGTTCTTGGTGAAAATATACTAAGTCTGTAAGACAGCATAAGTCTAGCAATTGACAACTTTGAAACGCTATTATAGTTAGCTATGCACGTCCTTTTAAGCAAAGCAAGATAGCTATAGTGTTTTACGCGACCTATAATAATTTGAATAACATCATCGTTAAGGTCGCAAAAACCGAGAACCATAGTTTTATAAACTTTCGTATAATAAGCCCTTCGTATATAGTTTTATGCTCATTAAATAGATGCAGAAAAAAAAACAATCAATTTTTTTTAATGTTTACACTTTAAAATATAATATTAACTTCTTCAGAGTTTTGATAATTTTCTATTACATTTGAGTTACAACCAACAAGCACAAACTTTTTCAAGCACTCGCAACAATAATGAGATTTAATATTATAATATTGTGCATTAACTATAATAATTGTAGCATTCAAAGCATATTGTCTTGAATGTAAGTAGCGAGTATAATAATAGTTATGAATAAATGTAAATACATCATAAGTGTCTTCATAACAATCAACATTTATACATAAATCGCGAAAACTAAACAAACCAAGTTTGCTAGACAACATTTGCTTAGCAATAGCAAAAACACTAATAGATTTATACAGCGACTTACACGTTGTTTTAAGTTTTGCGAGAAATTGATAATCTTTAAAAAGATAGCCATTAATAATCTCTCCAACATCATTGGGCAATTCCTTAATATTTAAATAGTCACAAGGTGCGCATATCATTTGTATAGCTATACTTATTTATAATGAAAAAAACAAGTATAGCTAAAGAATCAATTTTATTAATATATTATAAAACTTAGCATCAGTCCTGTTTGTTTAAATAATCGACTGCTTTAAGGAGTATTTTTTCTTCATCATTTATTTTTTGAAATATTATATTTTCGTTTAAATATAGCGTAATAAAACTGTGATTAAAGCCTTTTAAAACAAGCGCAATTCCTTTGTCGTGTATTTTAATATCGCATAAAATAGATCCATTGGTTATTTTAACGTCCTCTATTTTTTTTAAATTTACCCATCGTATATTTCGCCCATATTTTAAGTCTTTTATATTGTCAACATACATATAACCGTTTAATTTTTTATGAAAGCTTTTTAAATCATCGCGCTTAAGACCGAGCTCTTGTAATATTTCATTTTTCTTGCGCTTAATTTCTTGAATATTTGTATTTATAATATTTAAATTGTCATCATTTTCTAATGCACGCTGAAGGAGTTCTATATCCATAGCTTATTAAATAAAACATATATTTTATGCTTTAATATGTTTTAATATAATTATTTAGCTATAATATAACTTATAAGCTTCATCAAATTCTTCACTTGTAATATGTTTTTGCCTACTAAGAATATGATTTTTATTATAACAATAGCTGTCTTCACTTCCCGAATCAATGTCCATATCTAAAATAAATCTTACACAAAAATCGGCTGTTAAGTCTTGAGTGTTAAGCACCACTTTTTTATTTAAATAATATATATGCTTTGTTAAAACTTCAATACTATATTGTGTTCCACATAAATCAAAATCACTAATTTTTCATTGCAATAAGTCTCCATTTTATACTTTATTAATATAAATTATAAACTATAAAAATAATGTTTCAATTTTTTCCCTATTTAATATTTAAACGCACTTAAATAATGAATTACGTGTTTTATTTTTAGGGCATTTAGCATTACAACGCTTTGTAATGTGATTGTAATCTTTATTTTTACTTATACAGTGCTGCTTTTTAGCAACTGAAGAATCATTGACTACTACACTGGTATGGTGCTTCTTTCTTGTTACACTATTAGTTACACTATTACTTTTTTTCTTACTATTATTCTTGCTATTTGCTAAATCCTTTGCTAAATTCATTTTAACGCATCTAAAGCTCTTATTTCTAATAAACCCTGTTTTGCAGTCAGCAACGCATCTATTTGTAGAAGGATTTAATATTG